CTTCGCACCAGTCGGACCTGTGCCTCCTGTCGGCCCCGCACCTCCAACCTCGCCTTTTTGTCCTTTGGCCCCAGTTGGCCCTGTTGCGCCTGTTGACCCCGTGCTTCCTGTCTGGCCTTTTTGACCTTTTTGACCCTGCGACCCTGTGTTGCCAATCTCTCCCTTTTGGCCCTTAGCCCCTGTGCTTCCAGTACCACCAGTTGATCCTGTCGGACCAGTTGGTCCTGTAGCCCCAGTCTCTCCCTTCTGCCCCTTCTGGCCTTGCGATCCTGTTGGGCCAGTGCCTCCTGTCGGCCCTGTGCTTCCTACCTCACCCTTCTGACCTTTAGCGCCGTTTGACCCATTTGAACCTGATGGGCCTGTGGCTCCGATTTCGCCTTTTTGCCCCTTGGCTCCTGTCGATCCAGTAGGACCAGTGCCGCCTGTGGGGCCAGTATTGCCGATTTCGCCTTTCTGCCCTTTCGCGCCAGTCGGGCCTGTCGGGCCTGTGCCGCCTGTTGATCCCGTTTGGCCCTTCTGCCCCTTGCTCCCTGCGGCTCCAGTATTCCCAACTTCGCCTTTTTGTCCTTTAGATCCCTGCGGACCTGTCGGGCCAGTTGGTCCTGTCGGCCCTTGAAGCGCAACATTCGCAACGGTTTGCTTTTCCCATGCGCTCGCGCTTACATCATAGATTGGTATAAGATCATTAGAAGCTGCATCAGTGCCAGTAGAGAAGGCCGTAAGTGCGGTCTTTACGTTTGCCGCATCCGTTACATCCGCGCTTGCTTCTATGCCATCAAGCTTCGTGCCATCCGCTGCAACGTCACGCCCATCAATGGTTCCGCTTGCTGCGATATTGCCTGTGACTGAAATACCTGTGCTGGTGGTGGCGAGTTTAAGTGAGTTATTGTAATAAAAACGGTTAGCATCTCCCGCAAAAAACTCAGCTTGAGTGGCTGTTCCGTTACTTGCCTCTATAACAACATTAGTTCCTTGTAGCTTTAAGTTACCAGTTCCAATTTCATTAATTACACTGTGATTGGACGACCCATCATGGTAAATCTCTAAGTCAGACCCTGCACCTAGCTGGATTTTTACATTATCGGCAAGATTGAAATTCCCACTTGCGTCCGCAACAAAGGCTTTGGAGGCGGGTTCTGAAACAAAGATATTCTTTGATCCCGCCCCCCAATTTACAGCATTTCCAGAATTAGTTGACGCTATGATCGTTGTTCGCGCTAATGTCGGTCCCGTTGTTGAGTAGGTTCCGATACCAATCTCAAAATCGCTATCGTCCGTGCAGACATAATAGGTTGTGTTTCCATTCCCTATTGCCGCAAAGGTTTGAAAACCACTGACCGCCCCCGCAAGAATATAATTACCTGTGCTGGTTGTGGTTGTGGTTTCCTTGACGCGATCCGCAAATACTAAAGCCATAGCAGCCCCCTAATTAGAATTACTTATGCAGGGTCTGGAATACCTATGTCAAAAGTCGCAAGGGTAAATGTGTTCCCAGATGTTACCGCTTGAGAGGCCGTAAGAGCGCCAGTAGCAAGCAAACGGCTATTGTTGGTATCTACAAGCGCATAGTGCGTTGCTGTGCCTGTGCCCGTTACAGATCCGTCTGTAATTGCTGCTACAGCAACCTTACGACCGCCGCCGCTTCGATCCGCTGGTGCGCCGATTGAAAGGCTAGTAGAATTTCCTAAAGCATAAGTAGAATTTGCTTCCGTGTATGTTGAAGCCTCTTGTGATGTTACAAGAACTTTATTGGCTTCCGTGTCTAAAACTGTAAGGCCATTATCAAAGACCCTGTTGTCTAAAGTTGCCATATCATAAGTCTCCTTTTTGGCGATACTGGGAACCTATCATAGTTTAGGTTTTACATCAATCAGCCAATCAATAGCCAAAGGCGATGTAGAAAACTGTGTAAGTCCCCGTAAAATCATCTAGCCTGTTAAACGTAAATCTATTTTTATTTATAGAATTGCTCGCATCTAAGAAAGTTGCACCACCTACAGAAGCAATAACTCCCAAGCATTTAGTGCTAAAATCTGTACCAAAGGTAACGGTCTGATCGTCATCAGTCGCATTAGAAAACGACCCAAATCTTAATTGAAATCCAGACTGATGATTAAACTTCCCATTAGAAGAACTAAACAGAGAATTAAGATCTGGTTGAGTATTTAAGATAACGGGTTCCGCGCCATCCGTTTCTATTGTGTATCGAATAACTCCGTTACCGCCATCGCCGCCATTGCCCCTGCTACCAACGCCTCCATTACCTTCACTTGTGTTGTAAATATTCCCTATTTCTTGAATTTGCAGTATGACAGAAGAATAACTTGAAATAGGTGTAAAGTTAGTTAGATGCTCGCCCGCACCGCCGCCCGCGCCGCCCTTTACAGAAGATTGGTTCCAATCTGGAGGGTTGCCCGCGCCGCCGCCGCCGCCAGAACCTAAAGTTCCCGCATCACCAGGGTCATTTTCACTTCCTCCACCATTACCACCAGAGGCAAACGCGCTATCTTGTCCATCGTCTCCCCGCCATTTATCAGAGCCAGTTCCTGCATCTGCGATCCCGCCACTAGCATTTATATAAGATTGATTGACCCCATCTAAAATTAGGCGGTATCTTGTTCTTCCACCACTTGTAGGAGCAGTGCTTTGAACAGATGCCGCGCCACCCGCGCCTCCCCCTATAGCATTTATAGTAATTGAGGCAGCATTTGGATTAACAGAAGCGCTTTTTATCGTAATGTTGCCAGTAGAAGTAACATTGCCTGATGATATTGTTCCAACCGCATCTTTAACTATGACTGGATTTGTAATCCTAGTCTCGCTATCGGAAAATGATACTCCATGATCATCACCGACGCTATCTTGCCCAAAAGTTGAAAACGCAAAATCAAGATTTCCTGTAGGATTTCCTAGAAAAATGCCATTTACTTGCTCATCCCAGCTTGTTTTCCCAACCTTCCAAGCAGCCCCATCCTCTAAATTTACCTCAGAATTTACCCTTAGCTTATCGCTTACAATTTCTGTAGCCGCGATAAACTGCGAAAATGTTTCGAGAGCAAAAACCGTTGGTGAAAATATTGCTGGGGAGTCAAATGATGCTGAGTGCGCCGACCAGTTCTGGGTTGCATAATCCCACTTCCTAGCAGAGGCGGTTGTAACTTTACCTGTTCCAGTTGTTGATCCCGTTGCTGTAAATTCAATTCCTACAAGATTTCTTGTAGCCCCTGCCAAAGTGAAGTCAGATGTGCCTAAAACTTCAATAACATAGCGCTTTCCAGAAACCATGCTTGTAGCATTTGTAAAACTTGGGTTTATAAACCTAGCCCACACTACAGTATCTTCTGGTATATCGCTCATTTGAGCCAAAGTAGGATTTGCTAAGAGAAAAGCACTATCTAGCTGAGCTTGCGTTGTCGTTTGCGGGTCTACGTTATTTGTTTGTATCTCTGCGCCGTTTAGAGTTACGATAAGGCCGCTCTGCCCTGTTGGGCCTGTTGCTCCATCTTCTGCAAATTTAACGGGGGCAGACCAAGACAAACTACTATCGGTTCCCGTTGGCCCAGAAACGCTTGCAGTCGCATTTGAAATGTAAACAGGATCAGATCCACTTGGAACTCCATCGCTCCACCCGCCGCTGGGAACAGTTAAAGTGTTGGTTGTAAAGTTATAAGATCCACCTGATGGAGTTTGAATTGGACCCGTTGCAGACCTTAAGAAAATACTTGCTACAAAAGTTGACAGACCATCTTGCCCATTTTCAGCATAAAGATACGGCGTTGACCATGTTCCCGCTGTCTCTGAACCAGTATCGCCTTGGATTTGGAATTGGAAATTACACGCATAAATTGGGTCTGTTCCCGATGGGATGCTTGCAGACCAACCCGTTGGGGGTGTTAGGGTATTAGTGCCAAAATTAAATGAACCGCCAGATGGTGCGCTTGGCGCAGATGTCGCTCTCTTGTAAACTGTTGCTTGGAATGTAGATAATCCCGCTGGACCTACGACATCTGATGAAACAGTGCCATTTCCTACCGCACTAAAATCAGAAATATTACTAGAAAAATCCTGAGCTTTAAGCTTATAATAATGGGTTGTATTTTGCGTTAAGCCACTATGAACAAGGCTTGATCCAGCGGATGATCCAATCTTGCTATAAGTTCCATTTGAAGCAGTAGAATGATAAACATTCATAGAACCAAAGTCAGAAGGGAATGAGTATCCTTCCCATGAAATCTCTAACTGCTTTACACCCGCTGTTACAGTTGGGGCGCTTGGCACTGGTGGCGCGGTTGTATCAGTAACAGCTGTTGCGTTTACTGTAGCAGGGGTTCCAGAATTATCTCTTACAGTAACAGCTTTAACTGAAAAATTATAAGTAGTTCCCGCTGTCAAACCCTCAATTTCAATAGCCGCATTGGGAGTAATAGTTGTAGAATAATTTGAAAGACTACTTGGCTTCCATTGAACTTCATAGTGTTGAAATATTGGACTACTTACTGCATCCCAAGACAAAAGCATCCTTGAAATAACCGTACCATCTGTTTGAATAGCTGATGTCGGAGTTGCAGTAAGATTGCTGATTGACAAGCCCGCAGTAGCATCACCAAGGTTCGTATTATTTTGAGTAATCTGCTTGTATTCATCAGAACTAATTGACCACTGATAAGCCGTTGTAGATGTCTCTTGAAGTTCAAGATTTACTGATGGTGCAGATCCATCAAGACCGCTCATTTTCCATGAGGTTACTCTAAAATCTTTTTGGTTCCATCCATATCTATCTAATGACAGCTGAATAGTATCCCCAACCTGCACACCAAAAGCTTTTTCCAAAGAGAAATCAGAGCTAACAGTAATTTGCTCCCTGCCTACAAAAAGAATTTGTTTAGCTATCCTTTGCGCGGCTGCGCTTTTTGTTGTTACTGGAAGTTCAAGATCTAATATAGAAACTTCATTATTATCTTCTGACAAATCTGGAATTTGCTGTTGCGGATAATCTGTAGCAATAAACCTACCGTCATTAGATCCATCAATGAATGTGCCTCTAATCGTATTGACAGTGTCCCTTCTGGAAAAGCGGGTAGATATGTTTATCTCACCCCTTATATCATCATATCCAAAAGCATTCGCACCACTTACAGAAGCATCTGGTGTTTGATACGCGCCAGCTAAGAGTTTCCACTCTCCCTGACTGTAAAAGAGTGTTCCATTCAATGATGTTAGTAGAGTATTGATATTTTGCTCTGGAGTAGCTCCAGTAGTAATTACTCCACCTATTTTAAATGAATTTTCCTGAGATCCAGATACTCCAGTTGTAGCACAATCAGCTATAGCTGATGAAATCATCTGGTCATCAATTCTTGACTGCTCTGCATCAAGACCAAGATTTGATGTAAGATAATCTCTAATTGCTAATGCTGGTTCATCAGAATATTGCCACGTAGAGGAGTCATTAGTTCTATGTGTGCTAACTCCTAAAGAGCTATCATAAGCGCTATTTGTGCTATCTTTTCTGGGATCATAAAGCTTTTTCCCTTGGATCTTTGCTGTAACAAGGGGAACTCCATTTGCGAAAGTATCCGCATCATATTCAAATCTTACATAAAGACACGCAATACCACGCCCTCTGAAATTAGAGTTTATTTGAACTGGCTTATCTGTAAGTGAGCTAAGTGTTGAATGTACATTTTGACTAGATGATCCAGTAAATTTCTTGATGTAAACTTTGCTGTCCCATTTTGAAGTAGTAACTAAACCATCTGATCCGCTAAATGAAACAACCTCATCATCTAAATAAATATCGCCTATACTATTTACCTCATGACCAGCGAGAGTAATGATCATGTGCATATATTTATTATCATTGGTCGTTTCTAAGTATGTTTTTATGCCGCCCTTACGAATTTCGCCATAAACAATCTCAAAATCTGCGACAGGATCAATATTGTTGGTAAGCCCACTGCCGCCAAATTTTGGCATTTTCTGTCTACCAACGCCAAATAATGACGCCGCTCCATAAAGAGCAATGCCCCCTACAATCGCATAGGTAACGGTAGCATACCCAGCGCCTAAAATTAGGGTTCCCGTTGTAATAGCCATTAGAAAAGCCTCTTAGAAAACACGTTCTCAATATGGTTATACCCTAATCTTGTAAGTAATACATCAAAGGGTTTATGAATTTTTGTATTTACAAAGAGCAATGAAACTCCATCTTGCTTTAAATATTTCTCCGCAGTCTTGAGAAGATGCCACCCAGCTAATCCCTTACGATAATCTGGGTGCAAATAGATAACATCATTTGTTGCAAAGACATGATCTTTATAATGGAGTGATCTTGAGGTCGTAGTAACAAAATATCCTACAAGCTTCTCATCATCTCTAGCTGTAAATATTTGAAGTTGACCAGCCCTTTCAGCTTCCTTGTACTGATCCCAATCTGGGTTCAAATGAATAAATCTTTTATTAAGAGCTATTTCTTGCCAGTGAAGTTTTAGAAGTTCTTGTATCTCTAAATATATAGAAGCAAGAAACTCTTGCCGATACTTCAATCTTCTTGCCCCCAGTTTACCTTCTTGTCTTGCATGTCTTGCACAAAAGAAAAAAAGGTATCTCCATTATATAGTTGATCTTGCACTTCTTCTGTATATCTAAATGGCCTAATCCTTTGAAGATCAATTAATTTGCTTTCTATTTTGACCTCAATGACTGAGCTTTCACCACTATCTTTTATAATCAGTTGATCCATGTAACCGCTAAATATTTCCGTCAAGAAACTGCTTCCATGTATCCCAAAATAAACAATAGCATCTCTACCATGATATTCGCTAGTAAGCGCTTTGCTTACAAGGTCTGATGGCACACCAGATAATTGCGCTGAGATACCCGCCGCCTTGAGATCCGATACCTCATCAATCCCGCTAATGCTGAGAAGATCTCCAGCACCTACATATGTCTTGGAATTTTCGACAAGATCTCCTACTCCAGTCCAGAAATAAACAGGCGTAGCAGTGCTAGTTGCACCATTATAAAAATCTAATTCTATTGCATAGAAAATCTTAACTTCATCCGCGAGCAACGCGGTAAGTATAGAGCTATTAACTGATCTTGGCATAATGCCCCCTTATTTTTTAACAGGGGCTTTCTTGCGCTTGGCTTTTGTTTCTTCTGGCCCCGCGTTGCCCTGCACTTCAATAGCCGCACCACGCTCAATCATAGACTTTGCTAAAGCTTTTTGCCAAGGCTTATCTGTAGGCAAAATCTCACCAGCTAAATATTTACGGGCTTCTGTTCCAGATGCGTTGCTTTCTCCAGCTACGCTATAAATCATTTGAATTTGTTTCATTTACCCACCTTTCTTTGAGAGAGGGAGGAAAGTGGATCAAACCCCCCTCCCCCGTTATTCTTACGAAGTTGCGTGTTTCAGAACGCGCATCGCTTCCGCTAGAACAACCTCACCACCAACACGCTTACGAGCGATATAG